ATGTACCAGTCGGTCGGCACTCCCGGCACGACGCCGGCGACTTCTCTGGTGCTGCTCCAGGCCCAGCAGAAGCTGAACGAATCCGCCGCCGTGATGTCTCCGCGTTACGCGACGGTCAACCCGGCCGCCAACGCTGGGCTGGTTGAAGGCTTGAAGGGCCTCTTCAACCCGGTCAGCACCATCTCTCGTCAGTTCAAGAACGGCCTGATGGGCGAGGGCATTTTGGGCCTTGAAGAGCTGAACATGTCTCAGTCCATCAAGCAGCACACGACCGGTAGCCGCACCGGCACGCATACGGTGACCACCACTGTGTCCACGCAGGGCCAGGCAACGATCAACATCACCGGCACCAGCTCTCAGACGATTGCCCTCGGTGACGTGTTTACGATTTCCGGCGTGTACGCGGTCAACCCGCAGACCCGTGAATCTACCGGCTCCTTGCAGCAGTTTGTGGTGACGGAGGCCAGCACGGCGTCCAGCGGCGCCTATACCGCCGTGAAGATCAGCCCGGCGATTTACACCTCGTCCAACGCGCTGGCGACCGTTGACAGCTTTCCGCAGTCTGCGGCCGCTGTCACGTTCATCGGCGCTGCGTCCACGCAGTACCCGCAGAACCTTGTGTACCACAAGGATGCCATTTCCTTCGCCACGGCAGACTTGCTCCTGCCGCAGGGTGTCGATATGGCTTCCCGCCAGGTCCACAACGGCATTTCGCTCCGCGTTGTGCGCCAGTACGACATCAATAACGACCGCCTGCCGTGTCGTATTGATGTGCTGTACGGCTTCAACACCATTCGCGCGCCGATGGCCGTGCGGATGTGGGGCTAACAGGTCAGCGCAAAGGAGATTACGACCATGGCACTTCCTTCTGTCGGAGGCGGCTATCAGATTGGTGATGGCAACCTCAACGAACCGGAAATCGTCACTGTCCCCGCGCCGGCGACGGCCACGGACAGCGCGACGCTGACGGCCGCGCAGCTTACCAACGGCATCATCATCGGCACGCCGACGACGACCGCCGCGTATACGCTGCCGTTGACGTCCGACCTGGACGCATTCTTGAACAACGCCAAGGTGGGGTCGTCTTTTGATTTCCGCGTCATCAACACGACGACTGCGGGCGTCATTACGGTAACCACCAACACCGGCTGGACCATCGGTTCCAGCGGTTCGCAGGGTCTTATGACCGTTGCGGCGACCGCTGGCACCGTGCGGTCCTTCCGCGCCCGTCGTCTGGGGGATAATTCCTGGGCGCTGTACGCGATTTCGTAACCGACCCGGCCCCTGCTTCGGCAGGGGCCGACCCTCAGAGGTTTGTATGGCCGTTATCTACCTGACGCACCCGCGGCACGGCACCAAGGTCGCCACCATGGACGCGGAAGCAAAACATGATGAAGATTTTGGGTGGATGCGCCATAACCCTGCCGCGCTAGCGCCTGCGTCGGAAGTTGAACCTGTCAACGGGCTGGCCGTCCGACGGCGTCGCCCCCGCGTAAATAAAGAGGACGGCAGCGATGGCAACGGCGGGTGATCAGATAAATGGTGCGCTTCGGCTTCTGGGAGTATTAGCTGAAGGCGAAACGCCGTCTGCCGAGACTTCTCAAGACGCCCTCAACGCGCTCAATCAAATGATCGACAGTTGGAACACAGAGCGCCTCGCCGTGTTCTCCACCCAGGACCAAGTTGAGACGTGGCCGTCCGGCGCGATCTCCCGGACCTTTGGGCCGACCGGAGATATTGTAGGCGAGCGGCCTATTTTGATTGACGACAGCACTTATTTTCGAGACCCGGCGACCGGCATCTCCTACGGCCTCAAGCTGATCAACCAGCAGCAGTACAACGGCATCGCCGTGAAGACCGTGACCAGCACCTACCCCCAGGTGCTGTGGGTCAACATGACGTACCCGAACATCGAGATGTACGTCTATCCGGTGCCGACGAAGGAACTAGAGTTCCACATCGTCTCCGTGCAGCCGCTGTCGCAGCCCGCCAATCTGGCGACCGACCTAGCCTTCCCGCCGGGCTACCTGCGCGCCTTCCGCTACAATCTGGCCTGCGAGATGGCGCCGGAGTTTGGCGTTGAGCCGTCTCTCCAGGTGTCGCGCGTCGCCATGGCGTCGAAGCGCAATCTGAAGCGGATCAACAACCCCGATGACGTGATGGCGCTGCCTTACAGCATCGTGGGCACCCGCCAACGCTACAACATCTTCGCCGGCAACTTCTGATGAAGACGCCAATCCTCGGCAGCACCTACGTCGCCCGCAGCACCAACGCTGCGGACAGCCGTATGGTGAATTTGTTCCCCGAGATCGTGCCCGAGGCGGGCAAGGAGCCGGCGTTCCTTCAGCGTGCGCCTGGCCTGCGCCTGCTTGCCACGCTGGGCACCGGCCCGGTTCGCGGGCTCTGGCAGTTTGGTGGCTTTGGCTACGCCGTCTCCGGCAACACGCTGTACAAGATCACGTCGTCCTGGACCTCGACGGTGCTGGGCACCGTTGCTGGAACAGGGCCTGTGTCGATGGCCGACAATGGCACCCAACTGTTCGTGGCCGCCAACGGACCAAGCTACATCTACAACGCCAGCACCAATGTGTTCGCGCAAATCACGGACTCTGATTTCCCCGGCGCGGTCACGGTCGGCTACCTCGACGGCTACTTCGTCTTCAACGAACCAAACAGCCAGAAGATCTGGGTAACAAGCCTGCTGGACGGCACGCAGGTCGACCCGCTTGACTTTGCCAGCGCCGAGGGCTCGCCCGATGGCCTGCTTTCGATATTGGTCAGCAACCGCGAGGTCTGGCTGTTTGGGGTCAACTCGGCCGAAGTCTGGTACGACGCCGGCACCGCCGACTTTCCCCTCCAGCGCATCCAAGGCGCCTTTAACGAGGTGGGCTGCGCGGCGACCTACTCGGTCGCCAAGATGGACAACGGCATTTTCTGGTTGGGCGCCGACGCCCGAGGCCGCGGCATGGTCTACCGGGCCAACGGATACCAAGCGCAGCGCATCTCGACCCACGCCGTCGAATGGCACATCCAGCAGTACGGCAACCTGTCGGACGCGATCGGCTACACCTACCAGCAGGATGGCCACTCGTTCTATGTGCTGATCTTCCCGCAGGCCGACACCACCTGGGTTTACGACGTTGCCACGCAGACGTGGCATGAGCGGGCCGGGTGGAATAACGGCGACTTCACCCGCCACCGCAGCAACTGCCAGATGGCGTTCAGCAGCGAAGTGGTCGTGGGCGACTACGAGAACGGCAACATCTATGCCTTTGACCTCGACGTCTACGCCGACAACGGCGCCATCCAGCGGTGGTTGCGGTCCTGGCGGGCGCTGCCGACCGGCCAGAACACGCTGCGTCGCGCGGCCCATCACACGCTGCAACTCGATTGCGAGACGGGCGTGGGGTTGGACGACGGCCAGGGCAGCGATCCGCAGGTCATGCTGCGGTGGTCCGACGACGGCGGGCACACCTATTCCAACGAACGCTGGGCGTCGATTGGGCGGATCGGCCAGTACGGAAAACGCGCATTCTGGCGCCGGCTGGGCATGACGATGAAGATCCGCGACCGGGTGTACGAGATCTCCGGCACCGACCCGGTGAAAATCGCAATCATGGGCGCCGAGTTGCGCGCCAGCCCGACCAATGCCTAGCCCTCCGAACATCACCAACATCCCCGCGCCGCGCGTGCCGCTCATTGACGAGCGCACCGGGCTGATGGCGCGCGAGTGGTATCGGTTCTTCCTCAACCTGTTCAACCTAACCGGCAGCGGGTCAAACGCCATCTCGCTGCAAGACCTGCAAATCGGGCCGCCAAATGAGTTGGGCCAACAAATTGCGCTAGGGCAACAGATTGACGGCGCGCTGGCCGTGCCGGATGGATCTCTGCAAGAGTCGCAGATCGCAGAGATTCAGAAGCAGATTAACGGCGCGCTGGCCGCGCCCAACGGGTCTACGCAAGAGTCGCATATCGCGGATTTTCAGAAGCAGGTCGAGGCGCTGGCGCTAGAACCGCCGTTTGCGGGAGAGCCGCCGGGCTGGTCAATTTTGCCGCGCGGTGTCACCGTGGGCGCGTCACCCTTCACGTTTCAAAACACAACGGGTCGGCCAATGGATCTGATTGTGACGGGCGGCGTTGTGTCGGCTATCGACTTCTCCCGAGACAACATAACTTTCTATAGTGTCGGGCAGACCGCTGGCGTATTTTGGTTGTCGCCCTACGACTATTTGCGAGTGACGTACACCGCCACCCCCACAATAACCCTTGTGCCGAGGTAAACCATGGCTGTTACCGTCCAAGTGCTGGTCCCCGCCAAGACCGCGGAGAACACGCAGACCACGCAGTATACTGCAAACGGCGTGACGACGATCATCGACAAGTTCACCGCAACCAATTACAGCGCCGCGACAGCGACGATCAGCGTCAACCTCGTCACGGCCGCCGGATCGGCGGGCAATGACAACTTGATCGTCAAGACCAAAGCGCTTCAAGCTGGCGAAACCTATACCTTTCCCGAGATTGTCGGTCAGGTGCTGTCGCCCGGCGGCTTCATTTCCACTATCGCCGGCACGGCCTCTGCCATTAACATCCGCGCCAGCGGGCGTGAGGTGACGCAGTAATGCCGACTGTGCTGGTGGACGACCGAGAGGCGGGCCTAGCCATAGGCTACGCTGCGACCGATTGGTCTTCGCCGGTCGAATACGAGGCATACGAGGCCGCGCTGGAAGACTGGACGGTGAAGACCGTCGTTCGGGATGGCGAGCCTATCGGCGCCGCCTACTTCAATGCCGGGGAGGTCCACGTCTCCATTCTGCCGGAATGGCGGAAAAAGTGGGCGACCAAAGGCGTAATCGCGCAACTTTTTGCGGATGAAGGTGCGTTCAGCCGTATCGCGCCGGGGCACGACTACATGTTTGATATCTTTCGGCGGTTAGGGTTTAACGTCTACAACGACGGCATTGTCGCGAGGGCCGGATAATGGGTATCGAAACCGCTATTCTTGGTTCCGCCGCTCTTGGCGCCGGAGCAGGCATTTTTGGTTCCCGCAAAGCCTCCCGCACGCAGGCCAGCGCCGCGCGCGACGCCGCCAACGCGCAGGTTGCCGCCGCCGACCGCGCTGCTGAAGTGCAGCGGGAGATGTTTAACCGCCAGGTCGAGCTGCAAGCGCCGTTCCGCGAAGCTGGCCTGACCGCGCAGAACCGGTTGATGACGCTGCTGGGCCTGGAAGGCGGCGAAGCGGGCGCTGCGGGTTATGGCCGATACGCCCGCGACTTTGGTATGTCCGACTTCGAAGCCGATCCCGGCTACGGCTTTCGCATGAGCGAGGGCATGAAGGCGCTGGAGCGGTCGGCGGCGGCGCGCGGTGGTCTGCTGTCGGGCACCACGCTGAAGGGCGTTCAGCGGTTTGGTCAGGATTTGGCCTCGCAGGAGTACCAAAACGCCTTCAACCGCTACCAAGTCAACCGCGCGGGCCAGCTCAACCCGCTCCAGAGCCTCATGGGCGCAGGCCAGACGGGCGCAAACGTTCTGACGAGCGCCGCAGGCGACGTCGGCCGCGGTCTGGCTGGGTCGTACATGGGCGCCGGCGCGGCTCAGGCCGCCGGGCTAACGGGTGCCGGTCAGGCCCGCGCGTCGGGCTACGTCGGCGGCGTGAACGCCCTGACGGGCGCGCTGTCGTCGGCCGTGCCGAACTACATGATGTACAACTTCCTGAGCCAAGGCCGACCGGGAATGGGCGGCAGCGTCAACCCCATGGAAGGGGTCTACTGACCATGGTCGATAACACCATCGCCTTGCAGGTCCGCCCCTTCCAGATGCCCAACGTCGCGCAACTTTACGGCGCGGCGCAGGACATCCAGATGAACCGGATGCGGATGGCCGAGGCGCAGGAGACGGCGCAAGAACGCAACGCGCTTCGCGGTCTGCTGTCGTCGGGTGTGGATCTGAACACGCCGGAGGGCGTTAATCAGCTTCGCCGCGCCGCGCCGATGCTGGCGCCGCAGTTTGAGCAGGCGGCGTCTCAGCGGGCGTACCAGACCGCGCAGGTTGGGCGTCTCAGGGCGCAAACCGAAGCCGACGCGCTCAAGGTGGGCCGCGACCTGTTCGCCGCCGCCACAACCCCGGAACAGTACGGCGCTGCGCGGGCATATGTGGCCGAACGGTTTCCGCAGTATGCCAGCTCCATCCCCGCGCAGTTTTCAGTCGAGAACGCCCGCCGGATTGCGGAGGGCGCCGAGGGCCTTATCCGCCGCACGGCAGCAGCGGGCGAACGCGCGCCCGACGAGTTCAGCCGTATGTTGACGCAAGCTGGCATTGCGCCGGGTAGCCCCGAAGCGCAGGCTCTGGCGCGCGGATATCTGGAGCGGCGAGGCACACCGCCGTCCACGGTCGTCAACATGCCGCAGATCGGCTCCATCCCGCCGGGGTATGAGGTTGTCCGCGACGATCAAAACCGCGTGACCAGTATGCGGCCTATCCCCGGTAGCCCGGCCGCTATTGAGGCCGAACGCGCCGCCGCCGCAGCCAACGTTCGCAGGGAAACGGCACAACAAACGGGTGCCACCGTTATCGGCGCTATCGACCGCGCCGAAGAAATTATACGGACGTCAACGCTTCCGACGACGGGATTTCTCGGTGAACGGTTCGCCAACATCGGCGGGACGGGCGCGCGGGATCTTGCCGGCAGTATCAACACCATTCGCGCCAACATCGGCTTCGATCAGCTTAACCAGATGCGTCAGGCCAGTCCGACGGGCGGCGCGCTGGGCAACGTCTCCAACCAGGAAATTGCCTATTTGCAGGCGGTGCTGGGCGACCTTGGCCAATCGCAAAGTGCGGGCGAACTGCAACGCAACCTTCGTCGTATGCGGGATGCGTACGACGAAATCGTCAACTATGGCCTTGGCAAACGACCGCCGGTTCAGATCCCCGGCCCTGGAGGCCGGGGCACCGCAGAGCCCCCGCCGCGCGACGGCGTGCCCGACGCCCGTCGCCCAGCGGCGGGGGCGACGCCTGCTGCCCCCGGCGAATTTCGGACGCCGGGTGGTGCTATCTTGCGGCCGTTGCAGTAGGAGCGCGCCATGCGGTACGAAGTCACGGCGCCCGACGGACGTCGGTTTGAGGTTGAGGCGCCGGAGGGCATGTCGCCGGAAGTTCTTGGCCGGGAAATAGACGCAGCGTTCCGCTCTATGGCCAGCCCGCAACCGCAACAGCGCGCGGCGGCGCAGCCCATCGGTGTTGGCGAACGTATGCTGTACGGCGCTGGCGACGTCGCCCGTGGTGTCGAGCAGCTCGCGGCCGAACGGATGCGCCCGCCGGAGCAGACGGCAATTGGCCGTCTGCTGCTGCGGAACCCCAACATTCGGGCCGTCATGGAGGCGGGCGTTGCTGAAGTGCCCCTGCCGACCGCCGAAGGCGCCCGCGCTGCCGTCCGTGAACGGGAGGAGGAGTACCAAGCCCGCCGCGCCGCAAGTGGTGACACGGGCTTTGACTTCGCACGCATGGCGGGCGGTATCGTCCCCGCCGCCGTAGCCACCGCAGCCCTTCGCGCGCCCGTCACGCTGCCCGGCGCGGTCGGCCAAGGCGCTGCGTTGGGTGCCGCGCAGGGCGCCGCCATGCCGGTATTGGGCGACCCGGAGACGCCGGAGCGTACCCGCGCTGCATTGAGCGGTGCTGCGTTCGGTGGCGTGGGCGGCGGGGTTGGTCAGGCTGTGGGCCGCGCAATCGCGCCGCGTGTGGATCCGAACGTACGGACGCTGCGCGAAGCCGGCGTCGAGTTGACGCCGGGTCAGGCTTTCGGAGGCACCCTTCGGTCTGCCGAAGAACGGCTGGCTGGTGCGCCGGTCATCGGCGGAGCCGTTCAGCGCGCCCA